GTTCAACAGTAGGTTCCGGCTCAACGGTAGGCTCAACTGTAGGTTCAACCGCAGGAGTAGGCGCTGGTTCGACTGTAGGCTCTGGTGCAGGAGCAGGTTCTGGTTTTGCCATCATTCGCTCAAGTTGTTTCGCCACCCACGTCGCTTTCTTCTCAGGCTTGCGCTCACGTTTAGAATTATTACCTTCGAGCTCTGATGCCTTACCGATGAAGTTGCCGTCTGCGTCATAGTCTTCAGCGGTTCTTTCTTTAAGCATGCTAACCAATAAGCGATACTCATTGCCGTTCAACTCTTTTCTCGCGATTGCTTCGAGCTCAGTCGGTGAGTATTTATTAAGGTTCGCGTTAGCCAGTCCCTCTACTTTCTCACGATTAACATAGGTTACCTTAATCGCTTCTTTAGGTTTAACTTCTTCGGTCTTAGCCGTCGCTACCTCTTCAACTGGTTGCGTAGCAGTTTCTGGTTCGAGCACAACGTTGTTCACGCCGTCGTAGTCTGCGTCGTTGATTGCTTCGAATTTCTTACTTCCGCGGATGTGTTTGACTCTCGCTCTGTCAAGAGACGATGAACGCGGCGGTGTGCTATCAGCTGCTGCTTCCTGGTCATTGATGTCGTAGTACTTGTCATTCGTTGCCTTCTTACGCGCTACTGTTTTGGTTACTCGCTTACCATCTGGTTTTTGTAGGTTCGCATCTTCTTGTTCGACAGCCGCTTGGTCACCTGGTTCATACAATGAATCCTGATTAGCAGCCGTGATGTCTTCGTCGCCAATCTGCGCTTCAATAGGAGATTTTAAATTCGACGGAACCGTCTCACCTACTTGTGCTACTGCGTCATCTGCGGTCGGAGTGATAGTGTTTTCCATTCCTAATACGTCGCGCACGAATCTGCTGTATGGCGTATCTGTCTGAGTATCTAGGATTCCGTACTTCGCGTCAGTCTCAAAGTCCTCAATGTAACGTTGGCGAAGTGACTCAGGTAGCTTACTCGCAGCTCGGTTAAGGTTCTCACGGCTATATCCCAAGTCATTAGTTGCAGGTTCAGTTGCTGCTGGCGCAGTAGGATTGAGTGCCTGCTCAATAGGTGTTTCATTCTGTGTCGCCGTCTCAGTATTACCATTATGAATAGCATGCAATGCAGAACCAGCACCCGCAGAGATGGAAGAACCAATAACACCACCAAGCGCTGCGGACTCAGCAACTCCTTGATTGAGGTCGCGGCGCGTATCGACTGTGTCTTTAACTGCGCTATTTGACAAGCGTTGTTGCCAAGCCTCTGTGCCTGCTTCAACAAGACCTTCGCGTAACGCGTTATTGATTACTCCACGCTCAGGTGAATATGCGAGTTGCCCTAATGCTTTGGTCACGATGTTACGACCAGCACCACCTGCAGGAATGAAGCTCGCAGCAGCACCTAATGCTGTTGCTCCTAAGAATTCTCCCCAGTTATCGGATAGCGACGTTGCAACCGTGCGCTTAGCTTCCTCTGGGCTCATGCCGTTCTTTGTGAGTTCCTGATACATTGGGCTGTACTGTTTAAGCTCTTGGTCGGTTAGCTGCATCGTTGTTGTGTAGATGTCATCACGCACAGCACCACCAGATTGGAGAGCCCCTGTTCCTAATGACGCTGCTAATAGAGGAACACCTACCGATGCACCGGCACCTGTTGCCGATGCGGCAGTACCAGCGATTACACCAGCTGTTGATGGAGCAATGTTACCAAGCAACTCAGCTGTAGCATCGAGTGGTCGTTCTTTCAAGTTCTCCGTGATTTGCCATGGATTATCACCGATTGATGTTCTGAACGCGTAGGCATTATCAGCGCGAACGCGGTCTGCTTTAGCTGCATCTGACAAAGCAGCTCGGTGCTCGGCAGCTGCTGCTCGGTTGTCGTCACCCCATGTAGGGTCGAAGAATGCTTGAACCTGAGCGACACCTGTTTCAAGACCTGCTGCTAATGAGTTACCAACGTCTTTAAGACCTTGCCAGAACCCAGTCGACTCTTGATTCTCGTAACCCATAACAGTCTGATACATGTCACGTAATGTCTGTGCATCCTTGATTTGATTACGCACTTGTCCAATTGCATCAACAGCCACGGCGTGCTGATAAGCTGCGCGCGTGGCTGCATCGTAACCTTGTGTCTCTGCGTAATCGTGCGCGCGTTGACCAATTACTTTTAGCTCATTGATGAGAGCATTGTTCTCAGCTGCCGTTGCTTCTGCTGGAGCGAATGCAAATGCAGCAGCTGGATTCACTACTTTGTTATGCGACATCGAAGACTCCTCTCAATGCATCGTTTACTTCCGGTTCAAAAAGCTCATTGCTATCGCCGTCACTAAACGCATTAACAATTGCCTGCTCATACATAGCAGGAATATCAGTAAAGGGCGTTTGCTGGACGCTGGCCACTTGGTCAACACTCACAGGTTGGCTGTTCTGAATCTGATGTGCCTGTTGAGCTTGCTGCGCCTGAGCTCGTTGCTCAGCATCCATGAACAAGGCCGCTTGGCTTTCTTGGAAGCTTGGGTCTGACAGAACTTGCTCAGCTGGGTTCTCGTAGTTCAACGCGTAACCTTGCGGAGCACTATCATCTGATGAATCACCATCTTCATATACTGCAGGTTTCCCTGTAGCTGATGCGATGATTTTGTTCATCTTATTCCAACCATGTTTTGGTTGTGAGTACTTAGCAGGTGCAGATGGAAAGCTCGCCCAGATATTACCAGCTTTCTCAACCATACCCTGGTAGTTACCTTCGAGTGCGAGCTCAAGAGCTGACTTACCACCATTACCACGTGCTTGGTCTAATAATGCTAGGGCTCCAATATCTTGGTTGCGTGGTGAGAAGTCTTTCAGACCGAGGTCTTTTTGTAAATCGTTCCACGTTCCTTTCAAGAACTGATAACGACCAGCAGCACCAGATGAATTCACGGTCCCATCTTTCTGCTTGAATTTACGTTGGATATTCGGATGGCGACTGAAGTCGTCAAACGTACCACCACCGAATGTTGTGTTGTAATCTGCATTCTCAGATGCCGCAATAATATCCAAGGCACGACGTGCCATTGGGTTATCTAATAATTTTTCGTACTTACTAACGGATGCCATAACCGCCTCCGATTGAAGGTGACCAGTACATTGTATTTCCTACCTGAACTGGAACCACAGGTGCTGGTGTTGCTGGTGCGACAGTGGGTCTACTAGTATTGAACGCAGCGCCAACCTTCTCAGTGTTATCCTTGATTGTCGCTTCAGGAGCGTCTGCAACAAACGCTGAGGTGATTTCTTTAGGTGCTAAACCGTACGCCTGCTCTGTATAAGAACCTAGCGAGATTAGCTGTCTCAATGCTTGTTCATCACCAGCTGCAGCTGCCTGGATTAAACCGTTGTCTGTCGCGAATTTTTGGAAGCTCTCTAACGCTTTAATTTTAGCATTAACCTGCGCGGCGACTGCTTTACCTTCAGCTCCTGCTTTCGCAACTTCCATGTTCCACTGATGTTTCTGCTCGTTGAGCTTAGTGTTATAGTCGAATTGCGTTGCCGCTTTCTGGTCAAAGTCTTCACGACCGACTAAGTGAGCACCAACCTTGCTTGCATTACCAGTGCCTGAGAGAATCATGCCAAGCTCTACTGGTGAATAAGTACCGAAGGTTCTAACACCGTCCGTTACTCTGTATCGACCATCAGCGGTTGGCTCAACAGCATAACCACGCTGCATCACACCGTACACCTGTTGGCTATCGAGAGAATGCTCAGGGTTCATGAACGCCTCACGAGCTGCCGTGTTCAAGGCGCCTTGCTGCGCTGTCTGATACAAGTTCGCACGAGCGTAAGGGTCTGCTGTTACGTTGAACGCTGATAATGCTGCCTCTTCAACCGGTCTAAAAGTACCATCAGCATTCTGCATGTACAGAGTTTGTGCGCGCACTGCCTCGTCGCCACCAAGTAACTTACGACGACCGATTTCTGCTTCAGTCGCCTTATAGTGGTTGAGAGCGTTTGTCGCAGCCACCTTGCTGTTCTGCGTGTCTGCATCTGCCCACACACCTAATAGGTTTTTCTCATATTGCAGTTGGCTATTCAGTGGCACGAAAGCGTTGGCGCCTACCAAGAATGGGTCTTGCTTAAACGCTTGCGCACCACGAGAGATGTTACCTACTGCATCTTGAAATCCAGCCATAATTTACCTACCATGTTCCTATAGTTTGCATACCGACTTGCAATGGAGCATTAGCACCATAGAAGCCTGCCATTGTACCTTGGTTCCATGCGTTACCAAAGTTGGATAGATTGCCGAACGCTGATGCCCAACCAGAATAAGGGTTGACCTGCTGTCCGGCAATACTTGATAAAGAGCTCGCTCCTTGTAATGCAGATGCAGCAACTCCTCTGAATACGTTTGCCCAGTCGAGAACTTCTTTGCGTTGCTTATCTTCAATACGTTCTTTGCGAGCTTCTTCATATCTGAACGCTGCATTGATTGAAGACACACGAGCTTTTGCTTCAGCGGCTCTTAACATACGACGTCCTGCTCGTGTTGAACCAACACAGTGTGCGGCTTGTTCACGTTCAAGTTTATCGCGTTGTCTTGAGAACTCGCGCGCAGAGTCAATAACCGCTCTATCGCGCACCGTGTCATAATCTGCTACGTAACCAGCATCAGCATCTGCCTTAGCTTTACTAATCATCGCAGCTTCAATAGGAGCCGCGGTTCCGTACCAGTGGTCGAACATCTTATCAGACTTATCTTTGATGTTCTTCCACGTTTCGTCCAATCTATCTTGAACGCGGTCAGCCACTTCTTTTTGAAGACCTGCAATATAGAACGCACCAGCTTGTTGAACTGTCGCGATGAGTAGGTTTGTCTTTGCAATAACCTTCATCGCGTTAAAGTACTTACACGCATATTGCATGTGAGCTTCCGCACGCGCAATAGCAGACATATCAGTGATTTTAGAATTGCTGCCCTGAGTCTTTACCTTGAGGTCATCACATGGCTCGACTGTATAATCACCTGATAAGAACGCTTGGGCAGCACCTGCCGCCATTGTTGCAATCGCTGCAACTGCTCCTGTAGTATCTCCACCTGCCATCTAGAAACCTCCGATGATTCCGACCTCTTGGTCATTGTAGTGGTTTTCATAAAGAAGTGCTAACTGCTCTAATGCGTCCTCGAATTGCTTGATTAGCTCTTCCACATATAAGTTTTGCTGAGTGGGATTGTAAGGGTTGTACAATGATTTATACTTGTTAAATAGTGCACTTTTCTGCGCATCCTTACTTTCTAAACCCCACTTAGTCTCTTCAATGTAATTCTCATAGGGATTAGCCATACTACGACATCGCCCCTATAATTACATCACGATACTCTTCTAAGCCTTTTGATGCACTAACCTTAAGGAAGTCGTACGCCAGAGGTGGCTTAATGAGCAATGGGTTCTTAGCAATATGCGTCAGTATAGCTTCTGTTATTATACCATCTTCTGACCGATTTACGAACACAATTATTTGATTAAGTTGGTCATTTCCTGACCAGGCTCTGAAGAAATGTGTTATGTCCTCGACCATGTAAAGGTTCTCACCTTCTAATACATTGCCTATGAACGTGAGCAGGTTTATTGCAGTCTGCTGTGCATCTGCCTGGTTGTTTATCTTAAGTACTTCATACGCCATTACTGGCCTCCTAATTCATTAACAGATGTTGCAATGTGGTATTCTGTAACTTCACCTTTACCAGATATCGCAACATCAAAATTGATTGTACTATACCCAGCACGTAGGCGGCGTGGCTTATTGTCAAAAGTAATGTGGTCACCTACAACAATGTGCTCGTCGACCATCTCGTCGCGTTGACGTTTAAGCAAACGATGCACTACGTGGAAGCCAGTGTAGTCACCAACAATCTTATACGCAGTAAACGCTGTGTAGCCAGGCGCAATGTATGGTTTACTTTTCCACTGGAATTCTCGCCACTCAAGACCCTCATCGAATTCATAGATACCATCTTCGAACGCGAACATAAGTCTGTCCTGATTGGTGCGGTAAACTGCTGTTGGCTTGTCTGATAATTCAACTAGTGTCGATGTATCAAACTGCTCATGCACGTTGTCTGGCACTTTGAATCTGAATGACATAACATCTGAGAATCCATAGTAATAGCCATCATGGACAACGCCTTTCAGAGTCCATGGAGCGATTGCCAACCAATCATCTCTTGAGAAGTATTGCGCTGTTATCACAGTAGACGCATTGCCCTGCAACATAACTATACCGTCATTCGTCGCATAGAAACAAGCACCGTTATAAGCAGCCGCCGAATCATAACTTATAATCGGGTGAGTCTCACTTAGCTGTGTTATCTTGCGGCAACCTTGAGATGTACAAGGACTTTCGATTTCAATCACAGCCGGAACTGAGTCAGTTAATATATAACCGGTAGTCTCAGTCGGGATGAAGCGTAGTGGCTTGCCTGTGAATCTACCGTAACGATATGCCTCAGGCCACGCATGAGGTTTGAATGGCTCACTCAACCAAAGCTCGCAACCGACTATCGCCGCCAACTGACCGTTATTACAGTACACCAGGTTCTTCGCGTTGTCAGGCAAGTTGTCATATTCTTCTGTCATACACTCGTCACCATAGCCTGTTCTCGCTTTATGCAGGAACGTACCGGTGCCGAATGGAACTTCACCAACTTCTAAGAATACTGGCTCTTGCTCTTTACCATCGAAGTCTACCATCGTCACTGCGCAGTAGATTCTGACTGAGTCAATCTTGTAGCCATCAGGAGCTGTTGTCAGAATATTAGACACGACGACATTATCACCATTATGACACTCAACCAGGTTACTCACTTCTGATGGGATAGATTCTTGGCACGCGGTTCCTTCACCGAGACACGTAACAAGAGTGTAGAAGTACTCACGCACTTCGCGAGCCATATCGAAATGCGCACCTGTCTGATGAGGCAATGGCTTGAAGTCAATTGCTTGCGCGGTTGGTGTTGTTGTCTCAGGAAATCCTAGTCTTACCCACTCGTTGTTACAAGCTTTAGACTTGAGGTTCTGTACTGGGTGAGGACCAAGACCTGTTGCGACGACGATAGAGCATTCATCTTCGATGATGTCGACTGACGCCTTACAATTGTCCGACGTAATATAGCAACAGTTGTCAACGAATATATACTTGCCCGTTTTATCAGACACCTTCTTATTCGTTCTGAATGGCTTCAGTGTGCCTTCAGATAAGTCGACATCAAGCATCTTTGTTGCTGACGTCTCAGGAAGATTCCGCGGATGGAGACGCGGAACCAATCCAGTGAATCTTGTCAATTTCAATTCAGCCATAATCAACCACCACAGTTACAGTCAGGTGGACACTTATCAGCTAATTCAACTATGACGCGTTCTGTGATTCTCTCTGTTGGTCTATGGTTGACAGCAGCTGCCAGCCCTGTAGATTTCTCGCGCTTCTTACCACAGCATTTGTCGAGCATCTTACAATCTTCTTTACCACAACATTTACAGGTCATATTTTTCTCCAGTATTTTGATGGGTGTTCTGACTGAGGACCTGTTCTGAAATCACGAGCCACGTCAATCTTAATTGAACTAATACCCTGGTTGAATTTCTTCTCGTACATTAGAGCCATTGTTTGGTCTGCGAAGTCATACTTCGTCATCATGAGTATACTCGCTAATGCACCGTGCACTAATACGTCGTGATGGCGGTCGTATAACAGCTTGTCTATCTCGCACGTGTCCTGTGTAGGTGCTGCGTAGTAAACAATCTCTAATGTTCCGCCGTCGACCTTAGGTGGTTCGTCTAACACTATTTTGTCAGGCGGGAAGAATCTGAAGCCATCACAAATACGCAGTGGTTCAAAACATTTCTTACGTTTGCAACAACCATCACGTAGTTCAACAGACTTCACATTCAGAATCTGTTCTGAACCTGACTCAAGATAATAGTCAGTCACACCTGTCTGTAGTGTAATCTTGATTGTTCTTTCCAGCAGTCGTGATTCACGAGCTACTGTGTATGCCGCCTGGCGGATGTACTCGATTGCAATCGAATCAGGAACCCCCTCGGCAACCAACGCCACTCGTGGAAGAATGGTGTCGATGTCAATAAACTCAACATCTCTCTCGTCGTTTCTAAAACAACAAAAGTCCGCTGGTGCGGACTCATTATTGCATTTAGGTCTGATACTTTGGCCACATCCGCAACCCATAATTTCCTACCTTATTTACTAATTTGTTTCTCAACTGCGCTCACATACCCGAGATTTTCTAAGAACGTTCTGCGTCTCGCCTCAGATATTGCGCGGCTTGTTTGGCTTTCATGCTCGGTGCCTAACGCACGGTATACTACGTAGTCGATAATGCTCGAGTATTTTTGTGATACGTACCAAGGAACATCTGCCTCTAAATCAAAAGGAATTTCGCAAGGTCTAATTGCGCATGTTAAACGCGCCCAAGCATCTACACCTGGTTTTAATGGCGGGTGAATCTCAAACTTGTTTTCGCTGTTAGGTAATAGATTGAACGATTTTGGTTTGTCTGTTGCCGAACCAGTACCACAATTTTTCTTACCGAACGCCGTAGCTGCAGCAGTGTTTGTCTTACGTAACTCTTCAATTGTATTGCCATGCGCGTCTGTTAAAGCATCAACAGACAGAATTTTATCACAACAACACGGCTGCTGTAGTTCGCCCTCAGAAAGTTTCACCACCATTGTTTTTTCAAATAGTGCTGGAACGAGTTGGAATAACTCCTCTAACGATTCATTGATGTAATCCGTTAGAATCTCGTCTTCAAACCGGTCTTTGTCTCGGTCGTTTATGTCGATGCGTATACGAGCGAGGACGTCCTTGAGTTTCATAGTGCTTCACCAATTAGTTGTCTAATTCAATCTCGCCGCCAGTTGCCTGACCACGTTTACCTTTAGTTACCGCTACTGGTTCACCATTCTCGTCAACTTCATGGATGTAGTCTGACTTCGAGTTCGAGCGTAACAATTTAGCAGTTACTGGGTCTGTCACATCGAACTCAATGCCATTGACGTGAGACGCAAATACTGAAGTTGTTTTTTCCATTTTCATAATCCTTCTAAAAAGGCCCACCAAGTTAAGTGGGCCACAAGTTATTATACGTTGTAACCGTACACTTCGAATACGCGTGAGAACAAGTATTCACCATGCTCAGTTAAACCTTCAGCTGGAAGAGAAGTGATTTCTAATTCAATCGCATTCACTTTATCGGTATAGAAACCGCCAACTGTGTTTGCATACACAACGGTTGTACGCTGTAAAGCTTTCTCATCAACAGTCACAGGGTCTGCTAATGTAGCTTCTTCTGGAGCTGATTGAGCTGCTTTGATGCCACGGCAGACTTCGTCGTACTCAGATTTGTAGACGAAAACTTTCTCAGCATTTTGAGCGCCACTTAATTCAACAGCAGGTTGAATCTTGAAGCCTAAACCAGCTACTACTTCGCGAGCATCAACTTGCACAGCTGTTACGCGTGAGTGGTTAGGGTTTAAGAAGATACGTAGCTTGTCGCCAACTTGTAAATCTTCTGGACCTTTACCGTAGCGTAAGCTCAAACGGTTCAATAAAGTTTTTAAGTCAACTTTATCACGGTAGTTGTATGCACCGTCAACACGGTTATCAGGTTGCGCTACAAATGGAAGATTTGTATCAGGGTCATGGTCTGCACAGTTACCTGACGGGCAACCGCAGCTAGCACCTAATTGTGCGCGCATTGTGTTGGTGTTTTTACCACCTGCATATAAGTTATAAATAGCCATGAGTCACGCTCCTTAGTCTAATACTACTGCAAGAACTGCAACGCTGCGACCAGAAAGAACCGCAGTGTCGAATGTATAGTTACCGATTAAGTAAATATCGTTCAACACAGTGTCCCATTCTAAATAGCGTAAATCAGATGGGCTCGCAATATGCTCTGGGTTAGCAATAATTACATACTCAACTGTACGGCCGTTTGGTAATTTACGACGCGGCATGTATAAGCTTGAGTACACTTCGAAACCGAATACTGGGTGCAAGATGCCTGAGATATTCGGGTTGTTGTCTGGGCAACATAAGTTCGCACCAGTAGCTGCTTGTTCAGAACGTAAGCGTGTGTAGAAACCAGGTGACGCAACAACACGTAATTGTGATGTGCCACACATGATACCAGCTTCCATTAACGCTAATTCAGCACGCTCTAATGCAGCAGTCGCAGAGATTTTGCCTTGGCCTTTACCAATCAATAATGGATTAGTAACAGAACCTAAGTCGATGTTGTGTGATTGTAAACCAGCTTTGTTACCTTGGTTGAATGACGCAGCTTGTGAAACAATCATACGGAAGCCATAGCCTTCAGATAAGTTACGTAATGCTAAACCTAACATTTTTTCGTAGCCATCTTGAACTTTCTTCCAGTTATCTGCAATTGATAACGCTTCAGCACGGGAGAATTTTTTCTTGATGTCAATATCTTGACAGATAGTGATTTCACCAGAACGGAATGGGTTATCAGGTTCCCATGTTTCACCGTTGAATTGGTTACCAGTGAACTGACCAACTTCAATACCTTCTAAGATTGTGTAGTGCGCAACAGGTGCACGGTCTAAACCTAAGCTTTGGATTGTGTAAGCCGGGTTAGAAATTTTAGCAAGGGTTGAACAGTTAATTGCTTCAGAAATTACGATGTCTGTAACGTGGTCCGGGATATATAGACCTTCAACACCTTGATAATCTGCAGCCTTATTTTTAAATGCATAAGACATGTGTTATACCTCAATTGTTAATTTGATTCTTCGTGTCCAGCTAAGTATTCACGCAAGCCCTTTGTATCACCTCGTACTTTGAAGCGGTTCACAGCAATGTGGAATTCCTCTGACGAGACTTTCTTTTTACCATTGCCTGATGGTCGCGAGTATGTTGGTGTGGTATTACGCGGCGGGACTGTTGGATTTGAAGCAGGCTCTTCTGGAGTCTGGTTCTTAGAAGCCTTATACTCACTGATTAGGTTCACGATGAATCCGATGCGAGATACATCGCGCTTCGCTCCAATATCGTCCATTACAGACAATGCAGTGTTCCCGAACCAGTCGGTCTTACTGCTCGCGTATTGGATGAAGTCCTCATCAGCTCGTAATGTGTGAGCTTCTGGAATCTGACTACGTACAGAACTTGCCCATTCTTTTTCAAGTGTCTTAGCAGTCATATCCTGGAATCGCTTATCGATTTCAGCGTTGACATCAACTGGTGGGGTAGCCGGTCTTGTCTTAGCAAGAATCTTAGTTAGTAGGTCGGTTGCGTCGTCGCCAAAAGTATCAGAGAGTTGTCTCTTCTCTTCTTCAGATAGAAAGTTCTCTTTCTCTTTTTGTTGATACGCTTCAAGACGTCTACTCGCCTCTTCTAATTGTCGCTGAGCCTGCTGAGCACGTTCCTCTGCTTCTTTAGCTCGGTTCTGCGCAGTCAATGCTTCAACAGCAATACGATTTCGCTCTTCGCGCTCGGCGCGTAGTTCTTCCTGGGTTTTTGTCAAACGACCTTTCCAGGCGGCAGCATCATTAGCTTCCTTGTTTGGGTCAACTTGGGGTTCAAAACCATTTTCATCAGGTTGAGGTACAGTGGCTGGGGGTGTTTGGCCTTGAGGCTCTTCTGCTGCGCGGCGAGCCGCTTCGATGCGGTCGCGTCTGAACTGTGGTACACTTGAATTTGTCATGTTAAATTTTCCTTAGTGGTTTCTATGAATTGCACTAGTATTTGTAGGAACTCTCTTTTCGAGTTACCTGTTTTTTATCTTCAAATATTAGCTTAGTTAACGTTGCGATTGCATTCGCTGTCATTATATCTGCGTTTCTCACAGACTCATCTGACTCGAATCTCTGTTCGCCTAGAAGATAGTGATAGTGTGAATAAAGAAATTCTTCGAGCGCTTCTGACACCTGTTTGTCTTTTGACAGAAGCGAACGGAGTCTTTCCAATTCAGGTCTAGCATCGCGAGGATTCGCTATGCGTTCCCATAATGGAGCTTTCGTATTAGCAACGCGTGCATCCACTTTTTGCCGCCTTATGGGTTTTTGCTAATGTATTTGCAGTCATTGCCATGACAGCACGTACACGACTGGTCGAATCTTGGATGCGACCTGTATGAACTTCTTTTGCGCGGGCGAATTCTGGACTAGGTCCACCCATTGTTTTTTGACGCATATTAACTCCTAACAAGTTTTACGTTTAACAAAATCGTCGTATGCTTCAACAACCGCGGTATCACCTTTCTCTGATTCATACACTAACATGTAATGACCAGCGTCGTCGATAACCGCAGTTGGTGATTGGTCGGTCAAAACTACTTGAACACCACAGCGAACGTACGGTAACTGACCGATAACAACTACGTCACCCGGCGGCTGCGGACCGACACAGCAATCCTCAGATTTTGACCATGAGTCAGACCCAGTGTTTCCGAGTCTGACCATCATAACTTTCACCTTGTCACCTGGAGCTATACTCCAGGCGATTAAGCGTTTAGGGGTGTTCAATACGTCAACCACTTGGCTCGCCGTGTTTGCTTGATTTAGCTGGAACACATTACCGTTGAAGTTGCTGGCTCGTACACTCTGGGCTTCCTTGGTTTTAGGCTCAGCTTCAATTACTGAACGAACTGTTCTGATTGACATATTGACCACCTTATTTCTGTTTAATCTGACGAACGATTAAACCGACAACACCAAGACCTGTAATGAACCATGGTTTCCATTGCTCAGGTAACAAGTCTGCGATTGGCTGAACTGTTTCGTTTAAGACAGGTGTGACTACGACACCAGCTAAAACCCAGTTAGACCAAGAACGAATTGCATCTTTAAATTTGAAAAATTGCATCAATTACTCCGTTATTAAGCGTTATTGAAGATGTCCCAGTTTGTTGAGAAACCGAAACTCGTACGTGTCTGAATGTTCACCTCAGACAACCCACAAATATTTGTTGGTTTGAGAACCTGTTTCTCATTACCCGACACATGCGCGTAACTAGGGTATTTGTTGCTCTGTCCTTGTTCAGTAATCATATCAAATACCCATACTGCAGGTGTTCTGTCAGAAATAAGGAAGTTGTGCATATTAGCTGTTAAGTTCATCAGCTTATTACTGCGCAGACGAACGATACTAGCAGAACCCAAAGGAACTTCAACTTTAGGTAGTCGAACAATACAACCTTCGAATGATAGCTCTTCATGGTAGAAACCGGCTCCTACTACACCACCAGCACGATAGCGCTCATACGAGACATCGATACCGTGGTGAGCGACTTTTAATGTGCCATTTGTGTCGATACCAGAATACACGATACCTAGATTAGCATCATTATAATCAGTGTAGTAAAGTCTAGGGCGGTTTAAGTCAGGCGCGTACATTGGATTATAGATGACACCTTCAACAGCGACGGTATATTCATCTGGGTATTTAGCGTCACCATACCAAGAGAATAAGATTGTTGTCAATGCTTGTGGTAACCAAACTCGTGTAGGTGGGAATTCATGGTCCTCACCGCATTTCAAGAAGATATTATATCCACCGTTGAGTCCTACTTCCGCAATACGGTTCAACGCAGCATGGACTGTTCGAAGAGGTTTATCGCGTGAACCGGTATTAGCATCATTACCAGACACTGATGACACATACAAGTTTGCATCTTCTGGTCGAGCTTGATAACCAAAGTACAATCCATCATCTAATTTCTTGAGTTGGTTCCCGCCTAAATTAGACAGCTTAACTGTCAACGCCTGGTCGTTGCCATTACCGACGATACTACGTTGGTCCGCAACAACACCACCGAAGTTCGCCAACTTACCAGTAGCAGATGTACCGTCACTGTAGTAATAAGTTACAGTACCATCGTTCTGATTAGTTTCGATGCGGGTGATATAACGGCCAGTGCCGCCTGCTTTCGCAACTGCGTCATCAATAATCTTACGGATTTGCTCATCCGTTAAACCTTGTTTGCGCAATGCTTCGATTGCTTCTGCAAGACCTTTGTCGCCAGTTTGCTGAGCTTCTTTCGCTGCTTGTAAACGTGCTTCAAGTTCCTTAATCTTGTTATAGTTACCTTCAGCTTTTGCTGCAGCTAATGCAACTTCAATGTCTTTGAGTGCATTTAACTTACCATTAAGCTCACGAATACGAGCTTCTAAGTCATTGCCTAAACGGTCGTACTTGTTCTTAAGAGCTTCTTCAAGTTTCTCAACTTGTGGCTCTAAGTCTTTAACGTATACACCTTTCTCGTCAACCTTGATGGCGTTATCTTTTTCTTCCGACTTATTAAGACCTAATGGGCTTTTCTCGTAAATACCACCACCTTTAAGTGATTCATCATGAACAATCTCACGTTTCTCGAGGTTATCGATGCGCATATCTTGTTCTTGCTGTTCTTTATTGTACTTAGTACAATCTACAAACCCTGCCATAAGGCCTCCTGTTTGTTACATATAATGTATTGTATAGAATTAAGCAGACTATGTACATAGCCTGCTTTCAAATTATTTGATAATAATATCAACCAGTGGATTATACACTGAATCAGTCGCTGTTGCTGTACTTGATACAGTAACTGTCGTGATTCGAGTTACACCATCTAAACCATCATCAACGCGTGAGTCAATGTTGATAGCACCACGTACTGTCGGCAGAGCTACACCATTGATAGTGAACGTTGTAGCTTCGCCTGCTGGAATCTCGATGCGTAGTTTCTCGGTTAACTCGATTTCTGCATCATGTAAGTAGTTGTAGTACTCTTGAGATTGCCAGAAGCCAGCATCCATTAGACCAGGACCGACAGGCTTATAAGATGTTTCATCCTGCGCGCCTACTAAGTGGATGTTCGTATTACGACGTTCACCGACCGGATTGACGAGTACGTTAAGTTCATCGTAAGCGTGATACTTGTTATCATTATTGCCACGAGCAATAGTTGATAACGGAACCCACTTAACATACTTAGAATTGACATCAGTTACCAATTCACGTTGTGCTCGTTTCTTAGTATTGGTCACTGTACGTTTAGATGCACTAACTGACCATACCTGGTACTTACAATCTGCGCCACCAGGTCTACCAACGATTACCGCTTGTTTTGCATCACCAGTAAACGTTAAGTTACCCGACACATTATCGAACGTGTAGTCACTAGTATTTCCGAAATACGTGGCCGACTGATAGGTATCATTATATTGTCCATTCACCGTAACAAGATGCGCTTCATACGTCTCTGTGCTATCTGTTGATGTCAACTGTTTGATAATACCAGAGACATCACGAGCAGAGTCTGGCTCACTGTTATTTGTGTACACTACTAGACTTGAAATACCCTTTAAGTTGATAGTAATGCCATTCAGTGTTGATGCACTGGTGATGACGTTGTAGTCAGTGATTCCGCCGCTCTCTAACACACTAGTTGCACTTTGGCGTGAACCATATAGACGCTGACCATTATAGGTCGCTTCTACTAATGGACACTCTTCAGTGTAGGTTCCTTCAGATTCACCAGTCACAACTTTCGCTTTACGTGGAAGAGCAATTGATGCAGTGTTGTTTGATGATGCAGTGTCACCATCTAATGCAACAGTAGCTGTCGCGAACGTTGGACCGTTGTGGCGTACTTTAAATGTGAAGCTCTCATTCGAGCTTGCTGCCACATTAAGAGTACGTTCTGCAGCTTGGTCGATTTCTCCACCAGTGCCAATGGTCAACGCTACACCTTGAGCTTCTTCTGCCATTGTGTTCGTTACAACAACGCGGACTGTAGATTCTGTTGTGTCTCCGTTAAGAGTAGAACCTACTAACTCGAGTGTCACACCAACGTCCTTGAACACTGGAGCTTTGTACTTGGCTTTGTACACATTACCTTCAGCATCTACAGCGACGATTGTTGAGCCATCAACAAACTGTTTCTCCTCAAGAGATTCCGTGTCAAAACCTTCACCACCAATAATTTCGAGTTTGCCTTGTTCATTATATTTGATAGTAGAACCATCAACATAATCTGTTAGGTCAACGTCATATTGTGTTTGGTCGGCATTTACTTTAAAGCCGCGTCCCATGTTTTCAGGGATTACTACAGGTTTCTTAATCATTTAATAATTCCTTATAGATGGTCTAATGGAATAAGAGGTGGATTATAAGTCGACTTATCGACTGTGTCATGCCCGTTGTACTCAACAACTTCGAACGCAGAATCGTTGAACATAATCTGACTCACTATTCCATCTTTCTGATACACATAATTCATGTCATACAGTTTTGCTGGAACAGTTGCATAAGTTTCACCAGCTGGTATGGTGGCCTGATATGTGTCATTGAATAGCTCAACGTCGTTATTAGTCTTAGCATGAACTACTAAGCGGAGAGTCATAGGTGCATCTGTAGGTTTATCTAACATAAACACAACATTTCCAAAACCACTAAACGGGCTGAAACCATCATAAGTGTTTCCGATGTTAAGACCACTTGTTTCGTTAGAGTTTCTTACACTCACGTTAATTGTCTTCTTAACAGCTGGTTCGTCAGAAGGTTCACCAGGAGAAAGTTTCTCTTCCTTCTCTTCTTTCTCGCATGTCTCAGCAAAGACATAACCAACTTCAATCTTGCCGAATGCATCAGTGAGTAGAACGCCAGGACATTTTTGAGCCTGTACTTTTACTTCTGAGCCGTCTTCTTTAGTGATTACTAAAGCTCCGTCTGTGACTGTTGCGTCTTTAAGTTTTGAACTACCTACGCCGTCTTCACCTTTATCACCTTTCGGTCCTTTTAGTGACTCTAAGAAGTCATTGACAGAACCTGCGTTTCCGTTGTCTAACCAGATTTGGTATGCAGATTTTCCGTCTACACCGTCAACACCGTCTTCGCCTGGTTTACCAGGAACACCAGGAGCTCCTGTTTCGCCTTTAGGACCTGCTTCGCCTTGTGGACCTTGTGGACCTTGTG